ATTAACCATTTTCTAAAATAATTCCAAGCAGATTGACCATCATTAAAATTAAAATAATTATAAATTTTCTTGAAGTTTGAATTTAATGCTTCTTTTACCTTTTCATCAATATCAATTCCTAAGTACATTGAATCACAAAAGAAATTCTTTTCATCATAAACAATAGCTTCATCTGCTATTGTATCAAGAACATCTTCAATTTCATCTTGTACAGCAAATGCTCTTAATTCTATTTGTTTCTTTTCATATGTTTTATCAAAAAATGAAATATTTTTCTTAAGTGTAGTATCTGTTAAAGATAGGGCTGCGAATGCATAATACATATCATCATGATCAGAACCCATTGGATTAAAATTATAACCATATTTATTTTCTGCTATACCAACAGCTCTTGAATTACGAATGATCATATCATCGTATTTCATTCCAAGACTAGATAATTCTTTTAATCTAGCTGTAACTGGGTTACCTTGTGTTAAGGCACCTTTTCTTTCACTTTCTGTAAAACCTGCCATTCTTATTTTTTATTAGATGGTTTATTATTTTTATTTATTTTAACTTTTTCGTTAAGGTATTTCGAATAATCTGCAACAACTCTTCTTTGTGTAATTCCAATTAATTTAGGTTCTTCGATTAACATAACCCTATTCCAATTTTCATATGATATTACTGCTGTATCTTTTCTTTTAAATGGTAAATAACTTCTAATTGCATATTCAAATCCTAAATTTTTAAAAATATGTTCAATCATCTCAAATTTAAAAGGCAAAGGTTTTTGTTCTATTGCATTTAATTTTGTAAATTTGTTAATGTTTTGATTCTTTATAAAACTAGAAAAAATACTATCCATTTTTGTAAAAAAGAAAATTTTAACGTTATATGGTAAAAAATTGAAATTAATTCCAATATCAACAACACCATTTGAAGTTTTTCTTCTTCCTAAAGAAAAGACAATTGGAAATTTATCATAAAAATCTAAATCCTTATTAATTGGTTGATATTTAAATTTATAAATTTTTCCAATTTGGAATGGTTTATTTATCGGGTGATATTCAACTTGTTTATCTTTTTTATCCTTAAGTGTAGAATAAAACCAATCTACACAAACATCAACAGCATTGTATTTTCCATTATTTTCTCTTATTAAAGTATTTAAATTCTTTTTAAATTCCATTTAAAAATTCCAATTTTGTTCTGTAAGAACTAAAAGCTTATAATTATTTACTTGAGCATATTGTTTAAGTGCTGCAAGTTTACATTTATTTTTAATATAAGTTTCTGCTGCTCTTTTATAGGATAAAAGTGATTTAACAGAATTCTTTTTAGGCGCCTTTGGAGGCATTAATTGAGATTTAGGTTTAATTTCTACCACATAATTTTCAACTTTATCCTCCTTTTTCATTGAAAATAAAAAGTCTGGATAATATTTATGATACTTACCATCAATTGTATAAAAATACTTTATAAAAAATGGTTCAGAACTCCATTTAATAACTCTTGGATCATAATCGCAGAAAGTTGCAAATTTATATTCATAAGAACTTCTAATAATTATCGGTGTAGGTCCAAAGTATTTATTAGGATTTCTTATATCATAATAACCCTGGATAAATCCAGATTTTGAATTAGGTTTTAAGTTCTTAATACTCATTATACAGTGTATATTCCGTCTGATTCTTCTCTAAATCCATTTCCATTTAAAGACATTGTCCCAGCATATTTTTTAGGATGTAAGATGTTCCAACCTTTAGCAAATCCTTTTTTTGCAATTTCTGTATAATACGCAAAAGCATTTTTAGATTTATCTGGATTAAAACTTCTCCAATATCTTAAAAGATCTAAATGAGCTGAAGACATACAATCCTTTTTATCTTCTGGATTTTTGTATGGTAATTTATTAGAAAACTTCTTAACAAGCAACTGAAACATTATTTCAGCTGTAGGAGTTAATTTATCTGCTAATTTACTTTTTAATATTTCTTCATAAAGATCTTTATTTTTTAAATAAACTTTAGATCCTCCTGGAGCTACAACTGATTCAATTTCTGAATTTTTTCTTCTTGCCATTATGTGTTTGTTTTAGATTTAAATTTAAATGAGAATGTTCAATTGAACTGTTTAAAGGCTCAATTGAACATTTTTGTGTTGTATTGTATGTAAACCAGATACTTTTTGGAAAAATTAGTTTGTCATTTGACATACAAAATATTTTTAGAAATTATAGAATTGTAATAAATTTCTTTTTTAAAGCATCTTTAATAACTGAACCATCACCTTTGATAATATCAATTAAATCATCATCTCCAGATTTTGTATAATCTTCAGCTTTAACTGAAATTTTTTCTCCTTTTTTAAAATCTCCATCACCTTCTTTAACTTGTCCAGGTACGAATCCTTTATCTAAATGATTGCTTTCAGTTAACTTTTTTTTACTAAGTTTTGTATATGATTCTTGTAAAAGAATATCAAACTTTTTTATTTCATTATCAATAAGTTCAATAGCTTCAGTTAATTTAGAACTTTCACCAATTTGAGAAATAGCTGTTTTGATACTATTTTTCTTTTCTTCTAAGAAAGCAATTTGTTTAGAAAGACTTTCTTTTTCTTTTTCTAATTTAATATTTTCTTGAACTTCTTTTTCTAATTTTTCAAAAATAAGATTTGAAATATCAAATTGTACAAATTCATTTACAAGAGTTTGTGCTTCAATTGCTGTTTCAGTTTTTACTAATTCGTTAACTCCCATTGAAGAATTAATACGATTTAAGTAGATAGATTCATTTACTTTAATAACATTAACAAATACACCATTATGTTTATTTGATTGTATTGAAGTAATAAAATCTAATTCTTTTAAACTTTCTAAATTTTCTAAAAGTGACATAATTTCAGAAACTTTATACATTTCAGAAAGTTGAACTAAACCACTTTGAACTAAAGCATTTTTAAATAATTCAACATTTTGATATTCTACTGATTTTTCATTAATTTTAACAACTGATTCTGTTAAATTAATTTCAAGTGAAGATTTTTGACTAAACATTTCTAATTTTTCTGATGTCATTTTAGAAAAATTTCTTAATGCTTTTTCAATCATGATGTATTTACTATCTGGTAAATTTTCTTTTGTAGCTTCTGATATTTCAGAACCTTTAAGAGAATAATATTTACCGAATAACGTAAAAGTAATACTGTTATCAGCATTTTCTTTTATTGGTGAAAATAAAGTATTTAAAATACCATTTCCAGTGCTCATTAGAATTTTTTCGTCATTTGCAAATTCTAAAATGATTGCATTAATTTGAGGTACCCATTTATATGCTTCAAAAGTTTTAATTAATTTACTTCTTAATTCACTTTCATTAGTTTCTAATTCACTTTCTAAAACATCTACTAATTCTTGAGAAGCAACATATTTTGCATTTTTTAATTGATAGTATGCATTGTTAACAAAATATGAATATTTGTTTTCTAATAAAACTTGATTCATTTCAGTAATAAAAGCATTTACAGGTACTAACCAATCTGCAGATTTTAATTCAGCAACTAAACTTAAAGGATATAAAAATCTTTTACCTTTAGTTAATTCTTGAATTGAATTTTCTAATAATTCTTTATTCTTTTTAAGATCAGTAAGTTTTTCTGATTCTAAAATATTTTCTTTAAATTTAGTAATTTCAGTTTCAATAAAAGAAACTTCATTTTTTATTGATTCTTCAATTTTAGAAGCAAAATCTTTAATATTATCATTAGCTGCTGCTAATTCAGTAATAGCTTCTTCATTTTTTAATAAAGTAGATAATTTTTGTAAATTATCTTTAGCTTCTTGAGATGTTATATCAAATTGTTCTTTCTTGTAAAAAGATTCTCTAACAAGAGTGTTTTTTCTTTCTTCTAATTGAGAAATTTCTTTTGAAAAAAGATCCTTATTAAAGAAAGTTTCTTCTCTACCATCAACTAAAGTAACTAAATCTTCATCAATTTTAGTTATTTTTTCGCTAATTTGAGAAATTTCATTAGAAATTGTTGTGTATTTATCTACAATAGCTAAAGCTGATTTTGCAGTATAATTAATCTTGTTTTCATCAACACTTATTAAATTAGTGATTTCTGCTTTAAGATAATTAATTTTATCCATTGCAGTTGAAAAATCATATATTTTAGACATGTTAGTATTTTTATTTTTTTCTACTTCTTTTAAATATTCTGGTGTTACATAAGTCTGTAAAGCAAATGTTACTCTTTCTGCAGGAATACCCATTCCTCTCATAATAGAAACAATTTGATTTCCAGTTAATTTACCATTACACAACATTATTGTTATATCACGTAAATTATCAGTTCCTGGACTATTTTCATCCCAAGTCATACCTCCTAGATATACTTGTGTCCATTCATTAATTTGTTCTTTTGTCATCAACAAAAACTATTTTTAATATTTATTAAGAATCTAAAGGACTATTTATTCGACAACAATAGTATTTTCACTAGGACCTCTTGGTCTAAGACCATCTTCTGAAACTTGTGCTGTTAAATTATTCACTCCTTGATTTGTATGTATACCATTTACTGGTGCTTTATCAAAATCATCAATAGAATAAAGAAATTTTTCAATTCTATTACCTACAAATATTGCAGATTTGTCATTAAATATTGGTAAGAAAGTCTTAACCTCCATAGAAAAATTCACATTGAATACCTTTTTATCAGTAAAACTAAATTCAAAAAGTTTTTCATGATTAAATTCTTCTGGTAAAGATGCAACAGCTTCTACTTTGTAACCGCCCATATCAACATAAAATTTAGAATTTTTATAAAATTGTTCAATTAACACTTCTGTTATTTTAAACATTTCTAAATTATTATTTGTTAGAATTTTTATATCAAACGTAACGTTTAATGGAACAATAGATGTTTCATAAGAAAAGAGTTTAAGTTCTTTATCTATTTTTTTAGCTACTTCGGTTCTAATAAATTTATTAACAAGTGCACCAGCGTCAATACCTAAACCTGACATACTAACAACTGCTCTTGGAATTTTATCGTAATTACCAATAGCCTTTTGATTTAACGGATCTTTTACGGAATCAAATTGAAAATCGTCCTGAAGAAATCTTTCATCTCCAGTAAAAGAATAATAGAAAGGTATTTCTATTCTCTTTTTTTCATCTTCTGAAATTTGATTATAATAAAAAATTTTATCATTCAATTCAGCAAGAAATGCTACTATTATATAGCGTAAACGGGAAGTATCTTTATTAAATTCTTGATTAAATACACTCATTCAGATAGTTTCTTATACTCTATATATTAGAAACTATCAGTATGTTTCGTTTTTAATTAAGAACCTCTATAGTATATTTAGAAAATCCTTGATCTTTATAAACTTCAAGTTTTTTATCAAAAAGTTCACTTGGTAGAACTGTATGATTTATTACAAATCCGTTTAAATTAATTTCTTTAACAGTTTTTGCTAAAATATTTATGATGTTATAAACACCTTCAGCATCAACAGAAGAAAAAATTTCATCTAAGAAAATTATATTAAGAGTTGGGAAACGTAATTTCATTAATTTAATCATTGCAATAATGATAATAAAATCGGCTTTCTTTCTTTCTCCAGTGCTTAAACTTTTAGGATTAATTTCTTCACCTAAATGCGTAATTATACAATCAAATTTATCGTTAAAACGAACATTAAAAGGTAAATGAATTTCTTTACTCATAGAAGAGATATTCATATTAAGAGTAGGTAAAATAGTCTTCATTGCAAGATTTTTAATACCATTATCACCTAATACATCTTCAAGAATTTCTAGATAATAATCTTCATCGGATTTATTTGATTTAGTTTTACTTTTAACTTCTTCTTTAGTTCTAAATTCTTCTACAAGACTTTTAAAATTATCAATTTGTTCATTATCACCAGTACCTTTGATAATTTTTAACAATTCTTCTTTAAGAGATTCTATTGTTGTTTCAAAGGAACTAACCTTACTTATTATTTGATGTTGTTTTGAATTACTTTCATCAAAACTTTTTCTTAACATTAAAATGTCTCCTTGTAATAATTGTATTTCAGTATCTGAATTTTTAAGAACATCTTCATATTTCTCCTTTTTATTTTGATGGAAATCGTCTGTTAAATCTGATTCACAATGAGGGCATTTTTTATTTTCATAAAGCTTTAATTTTTCATTAGCTTTAGATTGTTCATTTCTTTTAAGATTAAAAAGTTTAGATTTTTTATCTAAATCATCTTCTATTTTAGATAAAGATTCGGTAATCTTTTCCTTAGCAGAAATACATTTTTTTCTATCAGTATCTAAAACTTGTAATTTTTCTTTTAAATCTTTAATTTTTTCTTTATTTTTATTTTTACTATTCTTTTCTAATTCTGTTAATTTTCTATTAACAGATTCTATTGAATCTTTAATTGTAGAAATTTCATCATCAAAAGTTTTAATTTCATCTTTTAAATCCTTTCTTTGTTTCTTTACAAGTTCTTTCATTTCATTAATGATAGAATAACCAAATATCTTATCTACAATAGCTCTCTTATCACCAGGACTCATTGTTAATAAAGATTTAAAATCATTTATAGAAAGAACAAGAATATTTTTGAAAACGTTATATGGTATTTCAAAATATTCTTTTTCAAGACTTTCTTGAACGTCTAATTTACCAGCTTTATCGTAAGGAACTCCATCTATTTCAATATTAAAACATCCTGGAGATATTCCTCTTTCTATTTTAATTAATTTGTTTTTACAAATAACTTCAATTTCACCCCAAAGATTTTTATTTATTCTATTTGGTAGATCTGATAAATTAACTCCATCAACTTTACCATACAATAAATATTTTACAACAGAAGATAAACTACTTTTACCACCTCCATTTAAACCTGCAACAAGATATAAATTACCAGCATCATCAAATTCAAGTTCTTGAATTTGATTACCATAACTTGTAAAATTTTTAAAACGAACTTTTTTAATATGCATATTAATTTAATTGTTTTGATTGAGTATCTTTATACAACTCTTTAATAGAATTTAAAATTCTTTCTTTTATTTCAGGAGAATATTGTGTATTTTGAACATATGTCTTAGAAAGAGAAAAAATATCAAAACTTTTATATTCTCCATCACCTTCAATATCCTCAAACATGATAGTTTTTTCTTGTTCCTTTTCGTATATTTGAGGTTCTAATTTACGGGAATAACCCTCTAAAAGGTTTAAGAAGTAACCAAAATTGTATTTTGTTAATAGCTCTGATGGAATATAAATATCTATAAAATTATTTTTAATCTTATCCCTAATGTCATCTAATGACATTTCAAGAATACTCATGATATTCATTTTCAAAAATTTTGGAGAATAATTATTCTCAAAGAATATCTCTTCTTCCTTTTCTAAATCTAAAATAAAAATTCCTTTTCTGTTACCAGAATCAGATCTTGTCATTTCATAAGGATTACCAACAAGAACAAAATTATTTTTTATCTGTGAATAATGAATGTGACCTGAATAAATCTTTTTGAAATTTTTAAAGATTTTAACATCATTTGCATGTTCACTTTTAATTTTAGGATTAGAATTCATTCTTAATCCATTTACTTCAGAATGACAAAAGATATATGCTACATCAGGATATTGAGAAATAGTTTCTATTTCATGTTCTTTATCTTTTCTCCAAGGCATTAATAAACATTTTTTACCTTGTATGTTAAGAACTTTAGGTTCTTTATAAATACGAACATTTGGAATGTATTTTAAACATTCAATAGAAGTAATATCATTTGTATTTTTTCTTGCTACATCATGATTACCAACTATAATATGAATCTCAGGAAAGATTTTTCCTAATTCTTCAAATATTCTAATAGCAAGATTTTGTGCAAATAAACCTAAGGTTTGTCTATTATCAAAAACATCACCTAAATGAAATAAAATATCTCCTTCTTTATACTCTTTTTTACAAAGAGGTATAAAAAAATCGAAGAAATAGGATTCTATTATTTTAAGCCATTCAACGTTATTTGATCTCAAACCAAGATGAGTGTCACTCAGCATAAAGACTCTTTTAACTTTTGTCATAGAATTAAAATATTTTCTTAATTTTATTTTTCTTTCTATAATCTGTATCTTTATCTAATTCTTTTGATAATTCGTCTTTAAATTTATTTGATAAAGAAGTGTAAAATTTAGCTGGATTAATGTCAAAATAATCAGACATAATAGAAAAAATTTCCATTTTTCTATATCCTGAATTTACATTTTCTAAAATAAGATTATAGATCTTATTAATTTGAACTTTGTTTAATTTTATAGCATCACCATTTTCATCTAAACTTGAAAGATGATTAAATTCTGAATTTTTAATTATTTTTTCTATTTCATCATGTAATAAAGTAAAATGAATTTTATTTTCAGGATCTTCTTCGTATTCAAATGTAGATTCTATTTTAAAACTTATATTTGAATGATCAAATTCAATTTCATGATAGGTATTATCTATAATTTTATCTGTTTTATTTCTCATATTTGTCCTGTTAGTATTTCGCTAGTTTCTGTAATTCTCATGTAATTATAATCTATAGTGTGACGACATTTACTTCCTCTACCTTCACCATCTCTTATTTTTAAAATCTTTAACCAATATTCTAAATTAGCTCTCATTAAATCATCTTGTATAATAGCATACATTAAATCTACTGTGTGTCCTAAACCTGCAGATTCTGCGATATCATTCATTGTAATTTCTGTATTACCATATCCTGATCTAGTTATCTGTGTAGCAGAGATAATTAACCAATTATTTCTTTGAGCCATAGATCTTAAATCTTCGGCTATTTGTTTAATTTTAAGGTAAGTATTTTCTGAATTTGGATTTCTATAATTAGATAAAATATTAATGTAATCAATTACAACAACTTGTAATTTAACTCCACTAGTTTCTTCTAAATCTCTAAGATATGCTTCTATATCAAGAACTGTTGCCTGAGATGTTGGAAATTCTTTAACAAATAATTTTCCAGGAGTATTAAGACCTAAACCATTACCTTGAACTACTTTATCTAATCTTCTTTTTATAAAATCTTTATCCTCTGCTTTCTTATCGTATTCACCGATAGGTATATTAAGATAATTACAACCTAATCTTTTCATGATTTTATAATCGGCCATTTCAGCAGATACATATGCAGTATTATAACCTGCTCTTGAAAAATTTACTGCGTCATTAGAAAGAAATATCGATTTTCCGATGTTCTGTTCACCTGCATAAACAATTAAAGTTTTTAAATCATAACCACCATTTAAAAGTCTATCAATCCATACTCTACCACTTTTAATTTTATTAGTAGTATTCTTTTGGGTATGATCTTCTGCATCAAAGAAATTAAGTCCTAAATTTTGATCAAAGTTTATAATACCCTTTTCAGATATCATACTTACAGCATGAGAAACAATTTTTTCAACATTTTCAGGAGTTACTTCTTGTAATTTTACATATTCAACCGTTTTTACAAGTTGTTTATCAAAATTACGCCATTGCATCCAAGCTTCTGCTGTTCTTTTTAACCATTCATCTTCATATTGACTAATATCAGTATCATAAACAATGTCTATAATATCTGCTGTTATCTTCTCATTATATTTAGATTTTTGTACAAGAAGTTTAACTTGATCTTTACTTGGAGTTTCTGAGAAATTTTCGTAAAACTTCTTTGATAACTCAGTAAGAGCATCTATCTCTTTATTAGAAAAAAAACTTGAATAAGTTTTCTTTAAAAGAGCAGGTTTTTGAAGGAAATAAAGATAAAATATCTTTTCGTAATCTACTGAATAATTTAACGACATAGTTATTTTAATTTATTATAAAACGATTCTGTTTAGTTTACTTATGAAATCTTTGATAAGCAGCAGGAGTAATTAATTCCAATTTTGTAGTCGATCTAAAAATTTTTAAATCTCTAGAATTACAATAACTCATAGCAGATTTTAAATAGTCAGAAAAATTTTCTAACCATGTATCAATTTTGTATTCTACTTTATTATACATTGTAATACCTTCAGATGTTGTAAGATCTTTTTTGCCCCAATCTTTTTGAACACCTTTCGTTGACATTCCTCGATAATATTTATAAATATCAATACCCATATTAAAAAAATTTTCAGCTTGATCTATATCAATCTTTTTATAAGATTTATCTAATACTTCATATCTATAAAAATCAGAACACGATTCAAAAGATTTACTTAAAATAGAACCACACATTATTAAATCAGCACCAAGAGCTAAAGCTTTTATTATATCCTCAAATCTTCTAAATCCACCATCAGCTACTATTTTTGTTTTATAGCAATTTTCTGTTTTAATAATATAGCAATCTTCTATAAGAGAAACCATAGGATAATGTACACCAACATTAGCAGAAGTTGTACATGCAGAACCACCACCAATACCTATTCTAACATAATCAACTCCTATGGAACAATATTCTTTAAAGGTATCTGGGTTTGCTATATTACCGATCATAAGTAAAGTTTCAGGATATTTGCTTTTTATGGTTTTAGAAATATTAAAAAGTTTTCTCATACCACCATGAGCAATATCAATCAATACCTTTTTTGGTAATGGTAATTCATTATTAACCATTGCTATAATTTCGTCTAAACCAAAAGATTGAAAAAATTCTTGGTTTAAATTTCTATCAGTACTAAAATTTCTTGGTAAACAAACATTAAAACCACAACTTGAATAAATATGAGCACTAGAAATATCAATTACAGTATCCATTGGAGCTGTAATTAGAGGCAATTTTCCATTTTCTAAAATATCAATTTCTTTTCTAGAATCAATATCAGACATTTTCGCTGGAACAATTACAATATCATTAAAATCAACTTTCATTTTCTTATTTTTATTTTTCAAAAGAAAAGCTCTTTTTATAGAGCTTTCTCAAAGGGATTATCCTTTATTTGGTAAATGGATTTTATATCAGTGTCTTTAACCCATGATAGCCATTTATTTTCTATCATTTTATCAAGAAGTTTTTTCAAATCTTCTCTACTTAAATTAGGATATTTTTTCATTAGACTTTGATCTGTGAATTGAATATCTTTATCGTTAAGAAGATTAGATTCTACTAAATCATACATTATATCTTCTATTGTAGGAAAAGATGGTAAATCTTTATAAATACCAAGTATGTATTTAATTTTTAATTTATTCTGGTTGATCTTCATCTTTTTCTACATTTTCAAAAATAACATCTACATCTTCTTCATCTGAAGAACCATAATTAAACATTGGTTTTACAACCTTTTCGTCTAATACATCGATAACTTCATCTGTAAAAACTCTTGCTGTAAATAGTTCAGTTGGTTTAACAGTGTCATTTAAATGTTTAACACAAAATACTCTACTTGTTTCTGATGGTTGAAAATATACAGTTACTTCTTTATCTTTATCATTTTTATAAGTATGCTTTCTACATTCATCTCTGTCTTCTCCTTCTTTAAGTTTAGAGAATTCCTTTTCAGTTAAAAATTTTCCTTTTTGTATTCCACATATATCCCAACTGATAAGATTTTGAAGTCCAACATAAGCATTCATACCCTTTCTAAAATCTATATGAATTTTAATAACATTAGGTTTAGCAAAACGATTTTTATTTGATTTTACTGTAACAATAATACCAACTTTAGCATCGCCTTCTTTTAATTGAGCTTTATTTACGTTTAAAATAATAGAAGCTCCATATTCTCTACCTGAACCACCCCCACCAATTTGTTGTGAGAACATATCCATTGTTTGGTAAATGTGATTTGAATAGATGAAAAATATTCCACATTCAGCCATTTGGCTTAAACAAATTCTAAAAATAGATTTGATAATTTTAGCTCTTGACATATCTGCCTTTTCTGAACCAGAACTTGCATCATCTACTTCTTTTTGTGTTGCTAAATTTCCAATTGAATCTAAACTAATTGCAATTTTTGGTATTTCAATTCCAGCTCTTTTCTTATCAATAAGAGTCTTTGTTAAATTTGTAATAGAAGTTCTAAATTCTTGAACTGTATTACAAGGAATATAAAATAATTTGGATGGATCAATTCCGAATTTTACAACTTGATCTCTATCAACAGCATTTTCAGAGTCATAGTGATAAATGTAATATTCTTTCTTTTGAAGTCTTAAAAGAGCATTTAGCATTAAAAAGGTTTTACCAGTACCACTGGGACCTTGTATTTCAACTGCTCTATTACCTGGATAACCTTTTCTTAAAGAACCTGTTAAACATGCATTTAACATAAAGTTACCAGAATCAATATATTCGGGAATTTCCGATACAGTACTTTTGTCTATAGTATCTCCTATTACAGAGATCTTTTTCATTTCTTTGTTTAAATCTTCAAAACTAAATGTGCCTTTTGCCATATTAATATTTTAATTATTATATGAGAAGTCTCACATTTGTTTAAAAAACGGCAGTAGAATATATAAGATTTTTATCAAGAGCTTGTAATCCTATTGCATTAAGAACTCTATTAATTGGATTAATAATCACTCTTTCAAATTGAGAATCATAATCCATCTGAGGAGCTATTTCAATAGGATAATTACCAGAAGTAAAAGCAAATACATCGCAATTTTTATCTTTTGAGATATACATTTTAATCTTTTCACCATCTTTTAATTTTTGGTATTTATTTTTAACCTTTGAATTATTAAGAAGATAATTATGATAACCTGCAGCTCTTACTTGCATTGGACATTTAAGTGCTACTTCAAATTTATCATAATCATTAACAATGTATTTTTTAAGATTATTAGCTCTAAAATTTATTGTAAGATGTTCAATATTTGAAATTTTAAATTCCTTTTTAATATCTTTAATCTTTTTTACAATACCAGAAATTTCTACATCATCTAAAGAAAATACATAAGTGATAAGATCTTTAAGTTTTTTTCTAGCAAATAATGGTGTTGATGATTGTATGATTTCTACACCTTTAGATTTTATATTTGTAAGACTTTCATAAGATATTCCTGGATCTTTCCATGCCATATTTTGCATGTACTTCTTTTTAGATAACCATATAGCAGCATAAGCAATACTTTCTAATTCAAAATCAAGGTATGAAGTACAATTTCTTTCTGCTGCGTATTTATTTAAAAATTTAGTAATGTAATCATTAAGACGATACTTATAAATATCTTGAATAAAATCTACAACAGATTGAGTAGTGTTTGTAGTTTTTATTACATTACCAAATTCAATAAACAAACTATCTGTATCAATATAAATTCCAACAGGTTTAGTAATTTTACCAGTAACTTCTACGTTTAATTTTTTATGTAATTCTTTATCTTGGTGCCAAAAATCTTTAAAATACTTATTCAACATATCCTCAGAATGAAGAATTGCATCAGCACCTTGTTGAGTAATAGCAGTTGCTATATCAATGTTAAACCAAAAGAAATATCTATTACCAAATGCACCATAGATACTATTAAGAGTTAACTTAATAGATTGTTCCATGTTGTAATACTTATCCTTTTGAAATCTACATTCTTCTATTTGTTCTTTAAGATCTTGAGTTTTATTTTTCTTATAAGCAGATTCTAATTTATCAAGTTCTATTTGATATTTTTTACTTTCTGCTTTATATTCTTTTCTTTGACTATATAAATCATCTAATATTCTTTTAAGTGCTGATTCTTTTTTAGAAAAAACTGCGCCATTAACAGTAACTGAATAATCTATATCTTTGATACTTTCTAAAAATTCTTTTTCTCTAGCACTTGGTATCACATGTTCTTTAGTATAGAATTTCTCTAAAGTTTCTTTGATGAATGGATTTAATTTATCATATTTAGGATTTATTCTACCAAGATAAGATTCTGGAGACATATTATGTTGTCTCATAGTAGATGGATAAAGAGAAGCATAATCATTAAGTGCAACTGCTTTATGCAAACCTATTAAAGGAGTTTTAACAAAGGCACCTGGATATTTTCTTTCATCTACTGATGTAGATTTATTTTTTTCTCTTGCTACAACTTTATGTTCTTTTAAATATTCTCTAAGAAGAAGAGATTCAGCGATATTAACTGGAGAACTTGCTTTATATAAACTTACTTTGCATATTTTCGACATTGTTAACATAATATCGAGAGTTCTTAATTTTTTATCAATAAGATATACAAGAATACTATCTACAATACCATAATAAACGTATTTTGGATAATCTTTTTCGTAAAGTTCTTGGAGACTACCGTCATATTTAATTTTCGATAAACCAACTACTTCTTGAGCTGCAGTATCTAATTGAACATTTTCTTTTATTTCAACTGATTTATCCCATTCATCATAAAGATTCATATAATCTATAATACCAACATGTAATGGCATTCCATCATAAGATAATTTATTTGATGGAGAAGCTATAGAAATATCAATGTGTAATTTTTTAGCTCTATTTGTTAAATACGTCCAATCAAAATTAAGAAAATTCCAACCACTAACGATCGGAAATTTTTTCATCATTGTAAAATATGTATAAAGCAAATCATATTCAGATTTAAAACATTTAAATTTAAAATCAAAATGTTCATTTACCTTTTTAACATATCCATTAAGATTTTCCTGAATTTTATTTTGTTCACTTTGATCCAAATCTCTAGTTGCTAAAACTATAGCTTGTTTATTTGGAGTAATAATTGTAATAAGAGTAACTGGATTATCAGCTCTGTATGCTTCTGGAAAACCATCAGTAACTTCAACTTCAATATCAACAAAATATTTTTTTGGCATATTATAAGAAAAAATATCTTCTTGATCTTTAGGAGATAACTTTTCTATAAATTCTGTTATTCCCATTTTAGAAAAATTTCTTTGATAAACCTTTTTCACAGGTCTATTATCCCAATTTCTATAAAATGTATCTTTATTCTTATCAGATTCAGAACATACCTCCCAAGCAAAAATATCTTTGGGTTCGTATCTTTTATAACTTACATTACCTTCTAAATCAAAATAAGAAAGTTTAACAGTTTTTTCGTCTTGTTCTATATCTAATAACATATCTTTTTATTTTATTCTTCGTCAGTTACACAAACAGCAATTGTCATTTTAGTTTCAGTGTCTTGTGATTCAAAAACTATTTTATTTTCACAAACAGATACTGTATAATTTTCTTTATCTAAAAGATCAAAATATTTCTTATATACAGTAACATTTTCTAATGAACCTTTAATTTCTGATTTATTTGTAATAATGTTATCATAATTTTCTCCAATTATTTTTATACCATCTGAAGTTAAACCAATTTTAAATGTTTCAGTTTCTTTATCGAGATTAAAAAGTGAATTAATTTCATCAGCTTGAGCTATAAGTAATTCAAATTGAGATGCTGCTGCTGTAGTATTAAAAGCTGTTTTAAGTTGTGGTTCTGTCATTTCCATAAATGCTAAACTTGGATCTGAACAGAAAAGTTTAATTTGTAATTTATCATTAAAGACAACAAAATCTGAAGCAATATATTCATCTCCATGTTTTGCATAAATTATCTCCCCACTAACTTCACCTCTTGTAAAATGTGATAAAGCAGCAATAATTTTATGACCGTTAAAGAAAGATATTTTAATTGTCCCAGGAATTTTTTCATCTATTTGAAATAACTCTTCTAAATTCAATCTAACATATTTTACAGCATCTTTCTTTTCAAAGAAAACTGAAGATGTTATATTTTCTTCATTTATCTTTAAGAAAATGAATTTATCTATTACTAATAACTTTTTAACAAGACTTGTAAATTCTTGTACGTTAATACTTTTAATTTTTAATTTGGCCATTTTTTAATTTATGAATTTTTATTTTTTATAAGAAAATATTGAATAGTTTAAGAACGCTATGGATTAGTGATATATAATTTATAAAACAATTAAAAACAAACAAAATGGAAATTTTCAACAAGATTAAAGAAATTATTGCAGGCTTAGAAGAAGACGTTACTAAGTTTTACGAAAAAGGTAACAAAGCTGCTGGAACTCGAATTAGAAAAGAAGCACAAGAAATTAAAAAACTTGTTCAAGAACTTAGAGTAGACGTTCAAAATAACAAAAAGAAATAAAAAAATTAAGGAGAGCCTAAAAAACTCTCCTTTCTTGTATTTTATCTAAAATCGCTAATTGACCGATTAAAATTTTAGTTTTAGCATCTTCAAAACTAACAAATCCAGCCCAATCTACCTCTTCTGCTTGTAATTGATTTTTAGGAACTACTTCACTTTGTAATCCAATTTCAGATAATGATTGTATTATATGAATCCAATAATAAACAGTCTTACCACTCTTATAAACAGTTAAAAAATAATCATGCTCTTTAAATAAAGTCTTATTTAAAGATATTCCAACCTCTTCTTTTAATTCTCTAATTGCACCATCTAATATAGTTTCGCCAATTTCTAATCCTCCTTTAGGAATGGAAAAGGAACCTTTCCATGGACCTCTATAAGGATGCACCAATAGAATCTTATTCTTATAAATTACAGCTATACCAGCTGATTTTTTATTATTTCTCATTTATTAAATATAAACAAAAAATACGAGACTTTTAAATCTCGTATTTAATATTTTTAAATTATTTTTAAATTTATCCACTACAAGCTTCACATGCTTCAGGATTATCTAAAGAACATGTTGTTGCTAAAGCTATTTCTTCGTCTGTCATAATTGACATTTTTGGAACTTCTTTATTTGTATCTTTTATTTTTGGAGCTTCAATCGAAGACATATCTATTCCTAATCCTTGTATTGCAGCTGATGCTGATTTAGTTCTAAGATAATACATTCCAGTTTTCAATCCTTTTTCCCATGCATAAAATAATGCTGAACTTATTTTTGCAGCATTTGCATTTTCCATAAAAATATTTAAAGATTGGGTTTGACATATAAAAGGTGCTCTATCAGCAGAATAATCTATAAGAGTTTTTTGTTTTATTTCCCAAATAGTTTTATAAATCTCTTTTAATTCTGTTGGTATTTCTGGTATATTTTGAATTGAACCTTGACCAGCTATAATTTTAAGTTTTATATTTTGATTCCAAAGATTAAGATCGATTAAGTCTTGTATTAAATATTTGTTTATAATTACGTGTTCACCTGATAAAGTACCTCTCTTATACATATTAGTTGTAAAAGGTTCGAAAGATTCGTTATTACCAAGTATTGAACTTGTTGATGCTGTTGGCATTTGAGTAGTTAGTAGTGAATTTCTAACTCCATATTTTTTAATACCTTCTTTTAATTTTTTCCAATCCCATCTTCCTGATAAATCTTCATCAGTTAATCCCCACATATTAAATTGAAAAATACCTTCTGATATAGGACTTCCTTTATAAGAATTATAGTGACCATCCTTTTTAGCTAAATCTTTAGAAGCTGTAAGAGCTGCAAAATAGATAGTTTCAAAAATATCTCTATTTAAATGTTTAGCTAATTCTGATTCAAATGGTAAACCTAAAATAGCAAAAGCATCTGCTAATCCTTGAACACCTAAACCAATTGGTCTATGATTCATATTTGAAAATTCAGCTTCTGGAACTGGATAAAAATTATTGTCTATAACTTTATTTAAATTTATTACAGCTTGATACGCAGATTCATAAAGCTTATCAAAATTAAATTTTCTTTTCTTTTTATCTTTATTTTTTTGATTGTCAACCATTGTTGATAAAGATAATGATGCTAAATTACATACTGCAACTTCATTAATATTTTTATCTGGGTGATTTTCTTTTTGCCATTTAGTAACTCCAGTAGCTTCTAATATTTCTGAACATAAATTTGAACTACGAATTATTCCAATATTTTTTTGATTAGATTTTTGATTGATTGCATCTTTAAAAAGAATATACGGAGTACCTGTTTCAATTTGAGATTCTATTATTTTATTCCAAATAGCTCTTGCTTGAACTCTTTTACCTTTACCTTCTTTTTCATATGCTTCGTAAATTTTATTAAATTCTTCACCATAAGTTTCATTTAAATCTTTTACTTCATTTGGAGAAAAAAGTGTCCAATAACTATCTTCTTTTACTCTTTTCATAAATAGATCTGGTGTCCAAATAGCTAAAAATAAATCTCTAGCTCTCATTTCTTCTTTACCATGATTCTTTCTTAAATCTAAAAATGGTAAAATATCTGTATGCCAAGGTTCTAAATATACTGCTGCTGCTCCTTTTCTTTTTCCACCACCTTGATCAATAGCTTGCATTATTTCATTTAATATTTTAAGAAATGGAATTAAGCCATTTGAATTACCATTAGTACCTCTAATATAAGAACTAGTACCTCTAATATTATTCATATTAACACCTATTCCTCCAGCATTTTTTGATATTTTTGCTACATCAGAATATGTTTTAAAAATACCTTCTATTGAATCATCTTCATTTTGTAAAAGAAAGCATGAAGACATTTGAGGTCTTACAGTACCAGCATTAAAAAGAGTTGGAGTTGCATGTGTAAATAATTTTTGTGACATTAAATCATAAGTTTTTAAAACTTGTTCAATATCATCTTTCCAAATACCACAAGAAACTCTCATCAACATATGTTGTGGAGTTTCTACAATATTACCATCTATTTTAAGAAGATATGATTTTTCTAAAGTTTTAAATCCAAAATAATCGTAATTAAAATCTCTGTCATGTATAATAGATTGTTCTAATTTTTTTGCGTTCTTTTTTATAAATTTATATACATCTTCGGCAATCATTCCAGCAGGTTCTCCTGTTTTAGGATTAATGTAATTATAAAGATCATCTATAGTTTCAATAAAACTTTTCTTTGTATCTTTATGTAATGCTGATATAGCAATTCTTGCTGCTAAATTTGAATAGTCTGGGTGATTTATTATCATACTTGCAGATGTTTCTGCTGATAAATTATCTAATTCCTTTGTTGTTACTCCATCATAAACTCCTTGAATAACCTTTTTTGCTACTTCCAAAGGATCTACAAAATCTCTATTTAAATCATAAGTTTGTTTTTTTATTCTTGCAACAATTTTATCAAATTTAACGGACTCTTTTTCTCCATTTCTTTTAACTACTTCCATTTATTTTTTTATTTTTTATTTTTTAAAAATCAGCATCTAAACTAAAACTATTTTCTTCTTGGGTGTTACCAACAGAAGATTTATTGTATGATGGATTTCTTTTTTCAAAGAAATTGATTTTATTTTCCATTGCAATATTTTGCATAAAATCAAAAGGATTTTCAGAATTGTATTTTTTATCACAACCTAAATCTAGAAGTAATCTATCTGCAACAAATTCTAGATATTGTGACATTAAAGTAGAATTCATTCCAATAAGACTTACAGGTAAAGCGTCTATAATAAATTCCTTTTCTATTGTTAATGCAGATTCAACTATCTCATAAATTTTGTCATTTGATAATTTATTTTCAATATGATTTTTATAAAGATGACAAGCAAAATCACAATGAAGACCTTCATCTCTAGAAATTAATTCATTAGAAAAAGAAAGTCCTGGCATTAAACCTCTTTTCTTTAACCAAAATATTGAACAAAAACTACCAGAAAAGAAAATACCTTCAACTACAGCAAATGCAATTAATCTTTCAGCTAAAGAATCGGATTTAATCCATTTCAAAGCCCATTCACCTTTCTTTTTAATTACTGGAATATTTTCTAAGGCTTTAAAAAGATAATCTTTTTCATCTGTATCTTGAATGTATGTATCTATAAGAAGAGAATATGTTTCTGAGTGGATGTTTTCAATCATTAATTGAAAACCATAAAAACATTTAGCTTCTGGATATTGAACTTCTCTAACAAAGTTTTCTGCTATATTTTCATTTACTATACCATCACTTGCAGCAAAAAACGCAAGTACATGTTTTATAAAGTGTTTTTCATTATCATTTAGTTTTTCTTGCCAATCTTTAATATCTTGAATTAAATCAATTTCTTCTGCTGTCCAGAAACTTGCTTCAGCTTTTTTATAAAATTGCCAAATATCTGAATGTTGTATAGGAAACATTACAAATCTATTTGGATTTTCAATTAATATTTTTTCCATTTTTTATTTTTTAAATCTCCAGAGACAATGATAACGTAACAGAAATTAAAATCCTGTTTCGAATTATTGTAACCATGAAATATTTGTTGATTAATTTAAGTTATATATTTTAAAATAATCATCTAGTCATATAGAAACTAAATGATCGGTAACATTTCAAAATATTTTTTAATATCCTTCGGGTCTATTTTGTCTTTCAATATTATGTAAATTTTTAGACACGTAATAGTTAGTTATTGTTTCTGGAGTTAATCCAATTGCAATGGCTTCATTCATTAAAAAATGTAATTTATCAATCCATTCCATTTGTAATTCTTTTAATTCACTTTCAGTAAGATCCGAAAATTTTCTAGACATAGCCTCTTTATGTTTAGTTTTCCAAGGTTTCCAATGAGCAGGATATGTATGAATACCTGTTAAAGCATTTTGCATTTCTCTATCTTCATCTCTAAGAGCTTCTTCATTCCAATCAATAAATGTTTTAAGTTCTTTTATACTAGATCTAATTTTTTCAAAATCATATCCATATACAGTTTCTTGTATACTTTTTTGCATATTAAAAATTAATTCTAACGCATCTTTACCTTCTTTAACTAATTCTTGATAGTTATTATTTACTTCTAATTGTGCACACTCTTGAAAATTTGTATTTTCCATTTTTTATTTTTTTAAAAATTTATTTAATTCTTCAATTATCTCATTAGTTTTTTCAATTGTTTGAAGTGGTAAAGTTTCTGTATTAAAAAATTCTAATTTTGTTTCTGTTGAAGGTAAAACTATAATTATAAAATCATTCTCAGATAATCTTTCTTTTAAGTAATTTTGAGAAGCACCCATTAAAATTTTTGCCTTTGTTGGAGATTTTCCTTGTAAATTTATATAAAGTACTGCTAAAAATTTCTTCATTATTTTTATTGTTTGATTTATTATAATATAAAGAAAAAAGGAGATGTTTTAAGTCTCCTTTAAAATTATTTTAATATCATGTGGTGCAGTTCGATTGCCACCAAAATATGGATATAATTGATATCCAATTTTATGTTTTGTTTCTCCTCTATTTACTATTTTATCAAAAAGTATTCTTTCATTTTCAAGAATAATAAATTGATACATACTATCATTATAAAGTAAAATTTCAAATTTATATTCTTTGTTAAGATCTATTTCACCAATAGATTGAATTATTCTTTTCGTATTAGAATAAATATACGCAAAAATTTCAATCTTATTATATGTAGTTGGATGCCAACCAAATCTTACAGAATCTGTTTGATGATAACCAAAAGAGAAACCAAAAAGTTTATTAATATCTAAATCATCTACATCTCCAAATTTATAAATACATGAATCTGTAAAAGTAACTAATTTTGTCATTCTTTTACAATCATAAAAAAGTTTAAATGAATGACAAGAACGATGTTTATCTCTTTTTATTAAATATTCCATTATTTTTGTTCTTTCCAAAATTTATAAAAACCTAAATAACTAACAACACAGCATACAGCTGGACATAGTGCATAAGCAACTACTGTTAAAAATCCAGAAAAATTTCCATCTGCATCAGCATTATCTTTAACAGTTTTGAATATATCATTTAAATTCGATAATTCTACCATTGATATTACAAAAGCAATTATGAAAATTGGTAAATACCAATTTGACCACATTAAATTAAACCACTTCTTTATATTTTCCATTTTTTATGATGTTATTTTTGTTATTTTAAGATAAATTTCTTCAAATTCTAATTCTATTTTTAATTCTTCACCAACAATTTTTGCACTTAAAATTTTGTTGTATTTAGGATTATCATTAATTAGATGAATTATTGAAGATTCAACATTTTCTAGTAGTATCTTTTTATCTGCAGCTGAATAACCTTCAGTTAAAAATTCATTAAATGTTTGTGTATTTTTCATTTTATTTCTTATTTTTATGAATTGTGACCTCCTGAAGTTCCCTTCCAAGTATTATAATGATGATCATCTTTTTTATCTTTATTTCTAAATGGTTTCATTTTTACTTGTAAAGCTCCAATTTCAGAACGATTTAATTTTCTACCTTTTGAATGTTCTTGATTTTTCAATTTCTTTTTTATACTTTATATAAAATGGGTCTTTTTCATACCACATAATTTCTTCATTTTCAGTCAAAGATTCATTTTTCTTTTTTACTATGTAAGTAAAAGAAAGATAACCATCGTCTTTATCTTTTTTAGAAATTTGTGTTTTATATTTATTGTAAACTTTCATTAAACTATCAAATAAAGATTCTTCTTCTAAATTAGTTTCTTTTAATAATTCTTCTAAATTTAAAAATACAGTTTCATTTTTATTACCAGTAACATCCATTAAAATTGCTTCAGTTTTACTTGCCTTTAGTTTAAACTCTTTAAGTAATTCTTCAAAAAATTTATTTAAAATATTAAATGAATTTTCATTTAAAAATTCTTCAAATGTTGGTATAATTAAAGATTCTTTAATTGGTTGCATTTTATGATTTTTTATATGTGCTTTATAAAAATTATCAAAATATTCAACAACATCTTTAGGATATTTTTGTTTATTACTTTCTTTTTCTAATTTATTAGAAATTGCGTCTATATCAGAATCTGATTTAGCTTTACTAAATTCATCTGCTATATGAGCATATAAAGCCCAATATTTAATTTCTGTTTGAGATAATTCATTTATATCAACTCCGTATTTTTCTAAAATAGTTTTAGCTGGTACTTGTGTTGATACAAATTCACCAAATTCTAAAATGTATTTTTTCTTTTTCTTAAAAGAAGCAGGAATATCGCCAGAACCTATTGTTTGTTCAGGAAAATGTTCTGATGGATTTCCCGGTAAAATAACTTCTCCCATACCAGGAGTATTTCCTAAATCAGTGTTTTCATTTTTGCCCCAATTTTCAGGTTTTGCGTTTGTATAATATTTAGGTTCTTCATTTAAATGAGCTAATACAATTCTAAGTGTTGTAAGAGGTTCATTTCCTGTAACATTTGTAATATCATCTTTTGTTCCGTGTTCTAATTCAACTTTCATTCCAATTTTAAGTTGCTCTAAATCATAATCAGAAATATTTAAAGATAATTCTTTAAACATTGACTTAAGTAATTCTTCGGTATATTCTGTTGACTCTTGAACAAATCTCATATCATTTCCCATTATTTTAAAATAATTATGATCTATTTCATCTACGTGTTTCGGTAAATTTTCATGTGGAGTTGATGCAAAATCTTTTATTTGTTCATCTGTCATATCTGAATCAACTATTTTTAATACTGCATCTGTAGCATCCTTTCTTTCTGTTTCACCTTGGCGAACAGAATAAGCTATACCAAATAATTGTTGTTGTGCTATTGATTGTGCTGGCATTTTTTAGTTAGTTAATTTTAAATTCTATGAAAAAATAATTCATAGGTGTTGTTTGTGTTTTTAATATTTTATAATTCTTCGATTTCAATAAATCTAAAATTTGATATCTAAATTCATTTTTAAATTTTATTGGTAAGGACATTTCATATTCTTTATTTTTTAAATTGTATGATAAAGAAATTCCTGCATAATCTGTAATTAATCTATCATTTTCAGGTTGACTTGGTATAAGATCACCGTTTCTAAACCAAGTTTTTGAATTTGATTTAAATTTACCTTCATGTGAATCAAGATTTTCTAAATGAGAAATTTCCTCAATTATATCTTCTTGAAACTTAATTTGATCTTTATAAATTTTTAATGGATCTTTACTTTTAAACCAAGATTCATTTACAAAATTTTCAAATGTTTGGGAATATTTCACTTTTTATAATATTTTCTTTTTCTATTACTGTATAGTAACAGTTATTTTTTACTTTACCTTTCCAAGATAATTGATATTCAAATTCTGGATAAATTCCAATTATTGAATCATCTTTTAAAGATTCAATAGATTCTATAACACATGAATCATTTGAAATTGCTGTAATTTTACCTTCTATAGTTTTAAAATCTAAAACTATTTTAACATTTTCTCCAATATAAAAATGTCTAATAGATGGAGATTTAGTTAAAAATTCTTCAAATGTTGGTAATATTTTCATTTTAATTTAATTTTGGCATTTCAAATATTTCATAATCTACACCAACTTTTACATCCTTTGTAATATCGTATTCTTTTGTCCAACTTTCTATTGCTTCATTTTTATTATTAGCTTTAATAAAATCTAAAGTAAGATCATTATGTTTAACCTGTCCTGTAATAAAAATAAACCATTTTGAACCATTTCCAAATATTCCATATTCAGAATCTTCATTAACAATTGATTCAATTATTTTTTCAGATTTTAAATATGCTTTAATATCGTTTTTTGAAATATTCATATCTCCAGCAATAGCTGAAATAGCTTCTGCATCAGAATGATTACTTTTTGTATAATCTTGATATAAAGCTTCTATTTCCTTTTTATCATTAACAGATAAACTTTCATTTATCTTTTTGAACAATTTTTCATGAAGTCTTTTACCAAATTTAGAAAGTGTATATCTTTTAACTCCTTCATTTTCTTTAACATTAAAATAAAGTTTGTTTCTAGTTTTCCAATTTTTCTTAGCACCGATTTCTTCTATCAACTTTTTCATTTCTGTTTCATCAAAATCATTTTCACCTAAAGTTTCAATGATTCTATTTCTTACTTTAGTATTAGAATACGTCGTTCTAGCTGGATGACTTTCAGTATAAGATCTTTTTAAAGTTATTCTTGATTCATTTAAAAATTCTTCGTATGTTGGTATTAACATGTTTTCGTTTAAATTTGATTTAATAGTTACAAAAGTTGCTGTAACTGTTTCTGGCTTTTCTTTTAAAATTGCATCTAAAATTTTTAATAATTTTTCATTATCATTTATAGGTTTAACTAACTTGATAATTTTTAATCTAAATAGATCATCTTTTCCAGATTTATAAAATCTGTTTACATAATCAAATATTTCTTTCTTATAATCCATTTGTTATAAATTTTTTTCTATAATATAAAGTGTTGACATACTAACTTTAGAATAATTAAATTCTGTTGTAATTTTCATTCCTTTTTTTCTAAAAATGATATAAGGAATATCTTTTGATACTGCCTCGTCAACAGCCTTTTGTGTATCTATTTCTAATTCCTTTGGATTCTTTATATACTTTAAAGTATTAAGAAGATTTTTCAAATGAACTTCCTCTTCTAATTTGTTAACCTTTATTTCAATTTTATCATCTGGTATATGAGGTAATTCTTCTATTGAAAGTTTATGGTCTTTAACATTCGGACCTTTAAAAATTACTTGATTATAACCAGAAACATGACTTAAAGAATATTCATTTAAAAGATTAATCAATTTTTTAAAATTGTTGTAATCTGTTATATTAAATTCTCCTCTTGAAATAAATTCAGATCTTGTAGAAAAATATGTAAATTGTTCTAAAATAGAATTATTAAAATATTCTGCTTTATTAAAACCTTCTTTACAAATATCATCAATAAGATTTAATACATGTTGTATTTCTTTCCAAAATGTAAATCTATTTATTTTACCTTTTGTTCCTAATCTAATTGGATCATTACCACTTAAATAAACTTTAATTTCAAATTTATGTGAATCTACAACAAGGTCAAATGATTTTGTTCCACCTAAAATTTTAGAATTTTTTAATATTGCCGCAAGAAAAACTTCAGCCTTTCCTAATCCTTTAGGTTCCTGTTGAAATAAATATGCACCAATACCATGTTCATAATCAGATTTTACAATTTCATCTGGATGATTTTTTGTATATAAAATATCTAAAAAATCTTGAAATTGACCTTTAGAAAAATTAGAAATTAAATCTAAAATTTTAAAATTAATTCCACCTGGCAAATTTCCAATAAAAGTTTCAAATTCTTTTTCCTTATTAGAATTTTTTATCATTTCAAGTTTTGATTCATCGAAAGATTTTGATATTAAATCAACAGATTCTACAATCATTTCCATTTCTTGTTGTAAATCATTATAGAATTTATGAATAGATTTAGGAGTCAATTTATCAAATTCCTTTTTATCATCTATTACTAAAGAATTTCTTACAATAGATGCTGAAATATCTTCGTTAGATCTTTTAATTTCACTTAATTTAAAACCATCCACATGATTTAATTGCTCACCATATTTATCAATTTGATATTGATATCCTTTTAATCTATCAGTACCTACTCCCCATAAAACTGGTTCAAATCTAGGTCTTAATGCATTAAATATTGTATCGATACCAGCTGTAGGTATTACTTTAGCTTCCTTTAAAAAATGATATTCACTTTTAAGAGCACTAAACATTTTTAATTGCATATCTTCCGTAAATGGATTTTTATTCTTATCAGAATTTTTACCCTTTACAATTAAAACTACAATTGGAAATTTATTTTTATCATAAAGATCTTGAAAAACTTTAACATGACCCATAGTAAAAGGTTGAAATCTTCCTACGATAATATTAACCTTTTCATGACCTTGTTCTTTATGATGTATATCTAAACCTTCATCAATAATTTCAGATTCACTTATAAGTTCAACCTTATGAGAAACATTTATATTACTAATGATTGAAATGTTATCATTTAATCTTTTTATTTCTTTTGTAAGATATTCTTTAGATGGAAGTTTTTTGTAATCTATTACAATTAATTCTTCTGTATAAAGAGATTCATTTAAACCTTTAATCTTTAAATAATCATCAAAAGATTTAAATCCTATTTCAATTTTAGTCTCAGATTTCTTTTTAATCTTATCAATGACTTGATTAATATCTTCAAGTATTCTTTTTGTTAAAATATCTGTAACATTAATTCTTTTTTTCTTAAGTGAAGATAAAAATATTTTGAAAAGATCTTTATTTGTTTTTGATTCATTTAAATAATCTCTAGTTTGAGCATTTAAAATAAAATCCATATTAAGCGCAAATTCTTCTTTTTCTGCAAATTTTGGAGTATCAAAATCTATACCTTGATATTTATTACCACAATGTTTCATGTAATCATTAAAAATATCGGATACTATTTCAATATATCTTTCTTCTGGAGTTACTGTTAAAGGGTTATATTTATCTAAACCTTTTTCTTCAATAAATTCTAAAATGTCTAATAAAACTATAGAATAGATATCTGAAGGTCCTCTTTTTAAATCTTCTTCATTTTCTTCATTTTGAAGACTTTTAATTGTAGGATCTATTAACTTAGCAGAAACATTTTCATCATAAGAAGAACCTATAAAT